ATTTAGCGAAATGTTTAATTTATTACCGTGACGAAATGTCATATTCGCAAAGATTAATTACTGCGTCTGATACTCAGGGGAGAAACAGAAAACTAATTAATCTGCGATATCTATCTTTACAGGATGCAGAGATAACTTTTCTGACATGCTATGTCGATAATAATTCAAACGGAGCCGACAGGATGCCGAAACCGGGTGTGTGTAATTCAAGGGAAATCCATGAAACATAAATTAATGACCTCTACTATTGCGAGTCTGATGTTTGTCGCTGGCGCAGCGGTTGCGGCTGATCCTACTCCGGTGAGCGTGAGCGGCGGTACTATTCATTTCGAAGGTAAACTGGTTAATGCAGCCTGTGCCGTTAGCACTAAATCCGCCGATCAAACGGTGACGCTGGGTCAATACCGTACCGCCAGCTTTACGGCGATTGGTGATACGACCGCGCAGGTGCCTTTCTCCATCGTCCTGAATGACTGCGATCCAAAAGTGGCGGCCACCGCTGCCGTGGCTTTCTCTGGTCAGGCAGATAACACCAACACTAATTTGCTGGCGGTCTCCTCTGCGGACAATAGCACTACCGCAACCGGCGTCGGGATTGAGATTCTTGATAACACCTCCTCACCGTTGAAGCCGGACGGCGCGACCTTCTCGGCGAAGCAGGCGCTGGTTGAAGGCACCAATACGCTGCGTTTTACCGCACGCTATAAGGCAACCGCCGCCGCCGCGACGCCAGGCCAGGCTAATGCCGACGCCACCTTTATCATGAAATACGAATAATCCCGTCAGGGAACGCCAGGGAAGGGAGGCGCCTCAACGGAAGAGGCTATCGGGGATAAAAGAGAACATAGCAGATGATAAGGAAAGGCGCGGCGCTAGTGGGGCTTGTTTTGATGTCGCCCGTTATTGCGCAGCCGGTAATGGTGGAGAGCGGGCGTGTTCACCTGCGCGGACAACTGGTCAATGGCGGCTGCGCTGTCGCCACAGAAAGCCAGAATTTGCGCGTATTGATGGGACAGTACCGCACGAATGCGTTTACCGGTCCTGGCAGCTTCGCTCCCGTCAGCGTTCCATTTTCGTTACGGTTAATCTCCTGTAGCGCGGAGGTCTGGCGTCATGTCGGCATTGCGTTTGCCGGCGTTACGCCTGCGGAAGATCCCCATGTTTTTCTGGCCAGCGGCGAGGGTATCGGTAATGCCGGAATCGGCCTGGCATTATTTGATGACCAGCAGCGGCAAATCATACCTAACACGTTACCGCTTCATTACACGCCCATTTTAACGTCAGAAATGACTTTGCATTTTACTGCCCGCTATCGGGCAATTTCAGAAAATATGACGCCGGGACGAATTCATTCAGAAGTGTGGTTTACGCTGGTTTACCCATGAATTTTCTTGCCGACGTGACTCAATGCAAAAGGTATTTTTTACCATGCTGAATAGTATAAAAGTAGGCTTTATTGTTCTTCTCACGTTATTTACTTCGCTGAACGTACAGGCGGCGGGGGGGATTGCATTAGGCGCCACGCGAGTTATTTATCCCTCGGCGGCGAAGCAGACTTCTCTGGCAATCAGTAATAGCGATACTCAAGAACGTTACCTCGTCAATTCATGGATCGAAAATAACGCTGGGCAGAAAGAAAAAACGTTTATCGTTACGCCGCCTTTATTCGTCAGCGAGCCCAAAAGTGAAAACACGCTGCGTATTATCTACGCCGGGCAACCGCTACCCGGGGATCGGGAGTCGTTATTCTGGATGAACGTGAAAGCCATCCCGTCGGTCGATAAAAGTCATATTGAAGGAAAAAACGTTCTGCAACTGGCGATTCTGTCGCGCATCAAACTGTTCGTGCGTCCGGCGAATTTGCCGCAGACGCCGGAAGACGCGCCGACCTTGCTGAAATTTTCCCGTGTCGGCAACCATCTCAAGATAACCAACCCATCTGCTTATTACCTCACGCTGGTCAATATCAGCGTGGGCGCGAAAAAGATTGATAACGTGATGATCGCGCCAAAAAGCGACATGCAAATTCCCTTACCGACTGGCGCGCAGGGCAACGTGACATTTCAGTCCGTCAATGATTACGGCGCATTGACGTCGGCGACAACGGCCAGTCTCGGTTAAGCAGAGAGCGTGAAGCCACACGAGAACACGATGAAGAAGACAACCTGGTTTGCAGGGCGATTTCCCGGCTATGTATCACCGTTAAGCAGCGTGGCGCTGTCGGTGCTGGCGGCGCTGTGTCCGCTGACGAGCCGCGGCGAAAGTTATTTCAACCCTGCGTTTTTGTCGGCGGATACCGCGTCCGTGGCGGATTTATCTCGCTTTGAAAAAGGTAATCATCAGCCTCCCGGTATTTACCGGGTGGATATCTGGCGTAACGACGAATTCGTAGCGACGCAGGATATTCGTTTTGAGGCGGGCGCCGTGGGCACCGGCGATAAATCCGGCGGCCTGATGCCTTGTTTTACACCGGAGTGGATTAAACGGCTGGGCGTGAATACCGCGGCGTTCCCTGTCTCAGATAAAGGCGTCGATACCACGTGTATTCACCTTCCTGAGAAAATCCCGGGCGCGGAGGTCGCGTTCGATTTCGCGTCGATGCGCTTAAACATTAGCTTGCCGCAGGCGTCATTGCTCAACAGCGCGCGTGGCTATATCCCGCCGGAAGAGTGGGATGAAGGGATACCCGCCGCACTCATTAATTACAGTTTTACCGGTAGCCGCGGAACAGACAGCGATAGCTATTTTTTGAGTCTGCTGAGTGGCTTGAACTATGGCCCCTGGCGGTTGCGTAATAACGGAGCCTGGAACTATTCGAAAGGGGACGGCTATCATTCGCAACGCTGGAACAACATTGGCACCTGGGTACAGCGCGCCATCATTCCGCTAAAAAGCGAACTGGTCATGGGGGACAGCAATACCGGGAACGATGTTTTCGACAGCGTCGGCTTTCGCGGAGCGCGGCTGTACTCTTCTGACAATATGTATCCCGATAGCCTGCAGGGCTACGCCCCCACGGTTAGAGGAATCGCCCGGACGGCGGCAAAGCTGACGATACGACAGAACGGGTATGTTATCTACCAAAGCTATGTGTCGCCGGGCGCGTTTGCGATTACCGATCTTAATCCTACCTCTTCCAGCGGCGACCTTGAGGTGACGGTAGATGAAAAAGACGGTAGCCAACAACGTTACACGGTGCCTTACTCTACCGTTCCGCTATTGCAGCGTGAGGGCAGGGTGAAGTATGACCTGGTGGCCGGGGATTTTCGCAGCGGCAATAGTCAGCAGTCTTCGCCATTCTTTTTCCAGGGAACGGTGATTGCCGGCCTGCCTGCGGGGCTGACGGCTTACGGCGGTATGCAACTTGCCGATCGTTACCGTGCTGTGGTGGTCGGGGCGGGGCAAAATTTGGGTGACTGGGGGGCCGTGTCGGTCGATGTCACACATGCGCGTAGCCAACTGGCAGATGACAGCACCCATCAGGGGCAATCGTTGCGTTTTCTGTACGCCAAATCGCTGAATAATTACGGGACTAATTTTCAATTGCTGGGTTACCGCTATTCCACGCGCGGATTTTACACCCTGGATGATGTGGCATACCGCAGTATGGAAGGGTACGACTACGAATACGATAGCGACGGACGCCGCCATAAAGTGCCGGTGGCGCAGAGCTACCACAATCTCCGCTACAGCAAAAAAGGCCGCTTTCAGGTCAATATTTCGCAAAACCTGGGGGATTACGGGTCACTGTATCTTTCCGGCAGTCAACAAAATTACTGGAATACGGCGGATACCAATACCTGGTATCAACTGGGATACGCCAGTGGATGGCAAGGCATAAGTTATTCGCTGTCATGGTCGTGGAACGAGTCGGTGGGGATCTCAGGCGCCGACCGCATTCTGGCATTCAATATGTCCGTTCCGTTTAGCGTTCTGACCGGACGGCGTTATGCGCGCGACACTCTTCTTGATCGTACTTATGCCACGTTTAACGCCAACCGCAACCGCGACGGCGACAATAGCTGGCAGACCGGAGTAGGCGGCACGCTTCTGGAAGGACGTAATCTGAGCTACAGCGTGACGCAGGGTCGTAGCAGTACCAATGGTTATAGCGGCAGCGCCAGCGCTAGCTGGCAGGCGACGTATGGCACGCTGGGCGTGGGATATAACTACGATCGCGATCAGCATGACTATAACTGGCAACTTTCCGGCGGCGTGGTCGGTCATGCGGATGGTATTACGTTTAGCCAACCGTTGGGCGATACCAATGTCTTGATTAAAGCGCCGGGAGCGAAAGGCGTGCGCATCGAAAACCAGACCGGCGTGAAAACGGACTGGCGGGGCTATGCGGTAATGCCCTACGCCACGGTATATCGCTATAACCGCGTCGCGTTAGATACCAACACGATGGACAACCATACCGATGTCGAAAATAACGTCAGCAGCGTAGTGCCGACAGAGGGCGCGCTGGTGCGGGCTGCTTTTGATACGCGGATAGGCGTAAGGGCAATCATTACCGCGAGGCTTGGCGGACGTCCGTTACCGTTTGGCGCGATAGTACGAGAAACCGCCAGCGGCATTACCAGTATGGTCGGCGATGACGGGCAAATTTATCTGAGCGGCTTGCCGCTAAAAGGTGAACTGTTCATCCAGTGGGGAGAGGGGAAAAACGCGCGTTGTATCGCCCCTTACGCCCTGGCGGAGGATAGCCTGAAGCAGGCGATTACGATAGCCAGCGCGACCTGTATCCGTCCGTCGTCATAAAAGGAAAAATAGAGATGAAAATATACTCAGCGCTATTGCTGGCGGGGACCGCGCTCCTTTTCACCCATCCCGCGCTGGCGACGGTTTGCCGTAATTCAAACGGGACGGTGACCGATATCTTTTACGACCTGTCAGATGTTTTCACCAGCGGCAATAATCAGCCGGGACAGGTGGTTACGCTGCCGGAAAAATCTGGTTGGGTCGGCGTAAACGCGACGTGCCCGGCGGGGACAACGGTAAATTATACCTACCGAAGCTATGTATCAGAATTACCGGTACAAAGCACCGAAGGAAATTTTAAATACCTCAAGCTGAATGACTACCTTCTGGGCGCGATGAGCATCACCGATAGTGTCGCTGGCGTATTTTATCCGCCCCGTAACTATATTCGCATGGGCGTCGACTCTAACGTGTCGCAGCAAATGCCGTTTGGCGTGCAGGACTCAAAGCTGGTTTTTAAATTAAAAGTGATACGGCCTTTTATTAATATGGTGACGATCCCTCGCCAGACAATGTTTACTGTCTATGTGACGACCTCTACCGGCGACGCGTTGAGCACGCCGGTATATACCATTAGCTACAGCGGCAAAGTGGAAGTGCCGCAAAACTGCGAAGTGAATGCCGGACAGGTCGTGGAGTTTGATTTCGGCGATATCGGCGCGTCGTTATTTAGTCAGGCGGGGGCGGGTAATCGTCCGCAAGGCGTCACGCCGCAAACGAAAACTATCGCTATTAAATGTACCAACGTCGCGGCGCAGGCCTATTTATCTATGCGGCTTGAAGCCGAAAAGGCCTCAGGGCAGGCGATGGTGTCCGATAATCCGGATTTAGGCTTTGTGGTTGCTAATAGCAACGGTACGCCGCTCACACCCAATAATTTGTCGAGTAAAATTCCGTTTCATCTTGATGATAACGCCGCCGCTCGCGTAGGTATTCGCGCCTGGCCGATCAGCGTGACGGGGAATAAACCGGTGGAAGGGCCGTTTACTGCGCGCGGCTATCTACGAGTCGATTATGATTAAGGAGGCATAATGATCTTTCGGCGCGTTTTCATCGCTATTGGTTGTGTTTTGTTCAGCCCGCTGAGTCAGGCCAACTCATCTCTGGGCGAAGTGAATATTGAACTGCGCGGTAACGTGGTGGATTTTACCTGCGCCGTGGTGGCGGGCGACAGTAACAAATCGGTTAACCTCGGCACCTGGCCGACAAAACAGCTTCACGCCGCCGGTGACGCCACGCAACCGGTAGCCTTTAGCCTAAAACTTGAAGGCTGCCCGCCGGGGTCGGCGTCTATAACGTTTTCCGGGACGCCAGCGCCCGGCACGGCATTACTGGCGCTTGCCGATACGGCAATGGCGCAAAAACTGGCGATTGAAATTCGCGATGGCGATCAACGTCGATTGCCACTTGAACAGGCCAGCAAGGCCGTCGATATTGACAACAACGGCAATGCTACCCTGAAATTCTATGCGAACTATATCGCCTTAGCCGATGGCGTGCAGCCCGGACTTGCTAACGCGGATGCGACCTTCCTGATCAATTACAATTAGTGTCCGTTATTGTGGCTCCCGAACGATAATTCGCCGGGAGTACCTTTACAATAATTCGTGTGATTTGGCGTAATCGATAAGCTCAACGATAGAGTGAAGGCCAAGTTTAGAAAATATATTGGCCTTATGCGCGCTGATAGTCTTGTTACTCAATAAAAGTTGCTCGGCAATTTCTTTGTTAGACATTCCATTGGCCAGATAGCGCAGCACGGTAACTTCGCGGTTAGAAAGTGGCATATCATGGTGCCCGCCTTTGGGGGGACGGGTATTACTGATAAAGTTAAGCGTCTCAGATGGAAAAAAAGAATAGCCGGATAAAATCATTTTTACCGCATTATAAATATCATTGAGGTCTTTGCGTTTACTTACAAATCCGTTTGCGCCCGCTCTTATTGCTCTTCCGGCATAAAAAGCCTCTGATTTCGACGATAAAAAAAGTATCCGGGTATGTTCCTGGATAGATTTGATTCGTTTAAGTAAGGTAAAGCCGTCGGTGCCCGGTAATTCAATATCCAGAATGACAAGGTCAACAGGATAAGTGCGCAGATACTCTATCGCTGTTCGGCTATCATCCGTTTTCAGGACAACCTGAATATTGCTATTTTTACCGAGTAAAACTTCGATCGACATTCTTACAATAGGGTGTTCGTCCATAATGATAACAGATGCAGGTTTCATTGTTGTATGCCTCAGACTGTTATGCGTCCTTCGTTTTAGAATAAGCGTCAGACACCTTAAAGATTGTGAAATAGCCAGATCTACACACCACACAGTGGAGCAATAATAAAGAATGAGACCTCCCTGTTGACTGGCTATTTTTCGTAAGAGTAATAAATATGTGGAATATCCATTTCGCACCAACAAAAAAGAAATTTCTGATTAAGTAAAAACAATATGGATTATACCTGGTCTGATTTCTCGGAAAAGTCTTGCGAAATGCGAATTATGGATAGCGGGTAGGATATTCTGTGACGTTATAGAAAATTTGTTCGTGGTGGAGCTATTTTCTTTGGAGTTGACATTGAGTAGTTTAAACTGTTGTTTTTAAGTATAAAAATAATATGAAAGACTAATTGTTTAGTATTTGTTATGTAATAACAGAAAGATGTTGACGCTGGAGACCTCGAAAAACGAGGAGGAACAGGGGACGATGTAAGAAAAAATTTTTTATCGCTTACCAGGACGAGTTGTAAATATTAATTTTATGTGAAATATTTACATTTAATGGAAGTGAAAATAAGTAATTTCTTAAAAAATCTTATTCACCAAAACGTTACTTCGTTAAAAAATGTCGTGGAAAGTAACGTTTAGCTGCTGGACCAGCCGAAGAAAGCTTTGCCTGTGGGGAAGGTTAAGGAGGGTGATAAGTTGTTTAAGCCGGTAAACTACACGATGATAAGGTACGCTTTGCTGACGTGCTATTTCTTTTAAAGAGGCGCCTTGCGCTAAAGTTTCAATCATCAACCAGTCAGTACGGCTAAAGCTTTCCGATAAGCGAGGTTTGGAGGCTGATAACAAGGCTTCGCGTACTGAGGCCAGATTTTGTCGTCGCGACAGGACAAAAAAATGCCCGGCCATACGGATAAACTGTGTTATAGCGGGGGTTTTATCTGATACCAGCAGGTAAATCTGGATATCGCTTTGTTGCCAACTGAGCGCGCGTAGCTGGTTAAGCGCCTCAATACAGGAGACAGGTAGCGCCTCCATATCTACAATCAGTTGTCTGAGCGACCCCTTTTCAATCCACAAAGAAATGTCATCTAATGAGCGGAATGCAGCGGTACGTTTTCCGGAAAATAAGTAGTGACTCAGCGAATAGCCGAGGTAGTTGTCAGTTGTAATTATTGCCTGAGAAATGATACCAACCGGCAAGGCATAATTGAGCTGTTGGTTCAGTAACTCAAGGCGATCAAATATCTGCGGCGTTGGAGAGTGATAACGGCAGGCGCAGTCTTTAGCATTTCTTAAACGGCGGTGTCTTTCCCTGCGTGGTACGCTGCGCATCCTGCTTTTTCCATTGCTCTAATATATATCTGGTAATATGGCTGGCCATAAATAACCTTGTTCCATCGTTGCACCAGCGTAAAAAGCAATGCTTCGTTGCTCTGATGTTTCAATGCCTTCCATCAGCATTAACTGCTGAAAAAAAACTTCGCTATCATGTTCTGACGGAAGTTGCGTCAGGACCTCATAGCCGATTAATTGCGCAGTTGAGAGATTAACGATTGGCTCAGATTTTAACAATTCGCTGTTGAGATATGAATGACGTGTGGGCGAAGACGCCAGGTGTGGGGGATTTATCCTTTCCTTTAATAAAGTACCCTGTGCCACCAAACACTCCTCCAGGCATTTATGATGCAGCCATATATTTTCGACCCCTGAATCTATCAGGATATTATGGGCATCATTGTGGCAGCGTTAAAAAAATGCCTGTAGGTATCGTTACTTAATTATTGGTGAGATATTTCGTAAGCCTTGTAAAAAGTTAAGTGGGTTTACTTACTGAGTAAGAAATGAAGGTTAACTCTAATATACTTTAAAAACTGCTGCTCCGTTTTAACATGTAATTTTCGCATAATGCTCCGGCGGAGTGACTTTGTCTGCTCTTCAGAAAGTGAAAGTAAAGCGGCCGTTTCGCTTAAATGATAACCGCTGGCGATCAGTTTTAACAGGTGACGTTCTGTTACTGAAAAATAACGAGTCGTGCAGTAGTGGCAAATGCCAGAAGGGACGCTATGTCGAAGCGCTCGTTTATGTAAGATCAATATCATTTTCCGGGTAATTTCTTCAACATCATCTTCCCGATAAATATGCGGCAGCATATACAGACATGGTCTGAACATGAGCTTTTCTTTATCGCATTTATTACAAATAATCACCCGTAGCTGATGTTGGGTATGCATAGGTATCTGGTAACAGCCTGCGCTGAACCAATCATCATCCAGGGCCAGGAAAGCGATATCGGCATTATCTATCTCTTCTGGCGGCAGAAAGTCAATTTTCTGCTGCCATTGATTCGCCAGACGCGTCATGATGATTTTCAAACCATGCTCAAAGTGACTGTTTTGTTCCTTAATAGCGATACTCAGCATAAAAAATATCCTACACGGCAGGTGAATCATGGTGAAATATTAAAGAAACTTATTGATTTTCTAAATACTGGCGGCCTTAATTCCCACTTTATGCGTGCTGAGATGTGTCCAGGCGATTTCCTGGAACCTGGCATTGCGCCAGAAAAGACGATATTCGTACACTTAGTCAGCAACCAGAACAAAAGCCATTGACTCAGGAGTACCTGACCGTATAATTCTCGCGTTTCGTCTACACGAAGTCTTCACTTCACAAGGCGCCCTTAGCTCAGTTGGATAGAGCAACGGCCTTCTAAGCCGTGGGTCGCAGGTTCGAATCCTGCAGGGCGCGCCATTATATATCAACTGGTTACGCCTCTTTAATTCCCTCCTTATTTTCCATATGGGACATATTTGGGACATCATCACTGAAAATCGAGTCAATTTGCTTCGCGTGTTCCGTTAAATGATTCGGCGCAAGGTGAGCATATCGGCGCACCATCTCGATGCTCTCCCATCCTCCCATTTCCTGCAGAACAGAAAGCGGCACTCCGGACTGAATTAGCCAACTGGCCCACGTGTGCCTCAGATCGTGGAAACGGAAATCCTCAATTCCAGCCCGGCGGCAAGCTGCATTCCATGCTCGCTGGTCATCGACGCGCATCTTTCTGATAGTCGGAGTCTTTGAGCCATCGGGCCGGATGCCTTCTTTCGTATGCACGAACACCCATTTATGATGCTTACCAATCTGGTCACGCAATACCTTACAGGCAGTGTCATTTAGCGCTACGCCAATAGCGCGGTTTGACTTGCTGTCTTCAGGGTTCACCCAGGCAACACGACGTTGCATGTCAATCTGTTGCCATTCCATATTGATGATGTTAGACCGCCTAAGTCCTGTTGCCAGCGCAAATTTAACAACAGATTTCAACGGTTCAGGGCATTCATCAATCAGGCGTTTTGCCTCTTCTTTCTCCAGCCATCTGACGCGTTTGTTTCTGACGGCTGGAACCTTGATTACAGGCGCTTTCTCCAGCCATTTCCAGTCACGTTCTGCTGCACGCAGAATAGCCTTCATTAATGCCAGGTGTTTGGCCTTAGTGGAGGTTGTGACCGGTTTAGCTGAATAGATTGGTGCAGGTTCTCCATTCTTCTGCGCCGCGGCAGCTTTGATTTTCCATATCTCAAGCTGTTTGCGGTTGCTCATCTTGTTTACTGCTAAGTAAATCTTTTGCTCGGTTACATCCTTTAACCGTACTCCCTCAAAATGCGCCAGCCAGAAAGCCATACGGCTACGGTCATCTTTCAGTGATTTCTTCTCCGCTTTTTCCTCAAGCCAGCGCATGCAGGCATCATCAAACGTTACATCAGGGAAATCACCAAGCCTGTCTACTCGCCACAATTCAGCTTTGCGCTTGTCATGTAGCTCAGTAGCGAGCCGCTTGTCGGAAGTCCCAAGGCTTTCCTTAATTCGCTTCCCGCCCGGTGTCGAGTAGGACGCGTACCATATTTCACCTCTGCGGAAGATGGACATTTTCTTTCCTCTTTTATGTCATCACCCGCGCTCACCTTAACAGTATGCAGCGGAGATTGAAGCGCCGCAATGCAGGCTTGTCGTGTGGTGAGGTAAGGGGATTTCGGTTTGGTGGGGTCTTTGCGTGTTGCCTGAAGGCGGCCTGTGCGAATCCAGTTTGTGGCGGTAGGTCTGGATATCTTGAGAAATGCACAGGCCTCATCGAGTGTGAGGCTGTGTGATTCCATGGTTACTCCGATAAAATAAATCCCCGCGAGTGCGAGGATTGTTATTTTTGCGATGCTGAGAGCCGAGCTGCTGCGCTTCAGCATCTGTGGACTCTCCCCATAAGCAAACAAGCGCCACGAAGAGCGCTTGTTTTATCTTGCCGCATAAGATAGCTATGTGCTGAATGACATACGAACGTATAATCTTCGCATGAGGTATGTTAAAAGCTATCGCATCATTGGAGTTTGAAGTTGTCGATATCATCTACAAATTCCAGATACCCATCTTCAACGCTTTTTAAAACAAGTAAATGCTTAATTCCCTCACTTAATGAGGTTGGCCTTTCAAGCACAAACTCGAACCCATCCTCGTAAATTTTGCCTAACCAATAACCACCGCCATATTCTTTAAGCCTTTGAAAGAAAACATATCCTCCAGGCTTGAAATAATTGAGTGTCTCGTCTCTATAAACGATTTGGTAGTTAGGTACTTTGCCACCCATTTTAGCCACCATGAATACTGTATTTTCATACAGTATAAATTAAAGCAAATGTTGGTCAATTTTGAATGGTGAAATAATAACTTAACTCTGAAAACAAATTGTTTACTGCTCCTGCTATAGTTCAGTTTGATCAATAATCGCGAATGCCTTCGAACTGTCTTAACTCCTTATCAATCAGTTGCTTACTCTGCTGACGAGCTCGATGTTTACAGGTTCTCAATTCAGCATCATATCCGTTTCCTTTTCTGTAGCCTCGTGATCGACACAACGAACAAGTACAACCATCAACCGAATAGAATTTCCCAAATGGTTGCATTACTTTTCCTCTTGCGGCGGTTCTGGAAGCGGCATCCAGTGTGATGGTATCCACGACGCACCAGGAATTATCCACCCATCATTAGCGTCAGGATGTCCTGGGATGTAAGTCGCCCATTTCATTCGCCAGTCACCTTTCCTATCAAACTCCCTGGCAACAAGAACTCCTGTTTTGCTATCCGGCATCCGTTCGCTACAGCTTATCCAGCCATCCGGAGTTACCGGAGAGTTGCCAATTACAGCCTCCTGATAGCGCTCAATCCTGACGTATTCCTGCACCTTATTACCATCGCATGCGAGCAACCACTGAGCAGCTTTTGCACCATCTGTGTGGAATGCGCAGGTGCGTCCATCATCAAACTGCATTTCGTAGAGGTCAGCAACCTGTTCAAGCTGCGTTTGTGGCAACTCGTAAGTTTGGCTTACAGGTTGGTTTGGTTTTTCTAATTCATGATGCCAGGCGGCGCGAACTGTACGCGCAATTCGTTCACGTAACTGTTGTGTGCCGTGATACTCAATAGCAATATCGCGCAGCTCGTTAACCAGTTCCCGGATTTGATTCTCTTTCACGATTTACCTCCGTTGAGCATGGCAGCGCGACAAGCGTTCCAGCCTTCCGCAAACCCGTTTTCTTCAGCGTAATTGATGTCAGGATTCACCCACTTTTCTGGAGGCACTACCGGCGCTGGCGGTGCGATATAAAACTTCGTTCCCAGCGGCAACCGCTTCATCGCTTTTTCTCCCTTAATGATGCGGTAAGTTGATTTTCCACCAAGATCTACAGTTCCATCCATAACAAGACCGCGCCGCTTCTCTGAAACTTCACCAACTGGCTCCGCGTCCAGCGATGCCAGTGCGATACGCGCCAGCTCTTCCGCTTCTTCTGCCGGCAGCATAACGTTGCTACCTGTTCCGTATGTTTCGCGCCACTGCTGGATTTTAAGCAGGCGTTCTCTGGTAATAGTGCTCATACTGCTACCCCTTCCTGATACTGTTCGAACCAGAAAACCACTGGCTTCTCCACTGCCTCGATAAGGCCGAAACGCTCTGCCGTGCGGAAGTTCATGCTGCTCTTGCGCCCACGCTCAACCTGAAGAGATACCTGCTCTCTGAACATTTCCAGCGAATAGGACGCTTTCAGCAGGTTGCAGGGCGCACATGCCGGGAATAGGTTTTCCAGCCTCTCAGCCTCTGGCCTGTAGAATTCACCAGTCGCCTTCAGCTTGAAAATGCCTTTCGCAGCAGCCTTCATACACTGCTCAGATTTTCGTAGCACCGCCTCGACGTGGTCAGCATGCCATCCCTTTTCCGGCAACTCACACCCACAGTAAGCGCAGCGGCCGCCGAACTTCATGCGCAGCTCTGCGCGCTGCTTTTTGGTAATAGTGGTCATGGGTTAGTCCTCAACGCTGATATCAACGGCCACTTTCATTCTCCCGGCAGAAACTTCAAAACCGGTGACATCCGCATTCAGCATGTATTCAGATATAACCAGCGCAAGAAGTTTTAACTTCGCGTCTGTATCGTTACCGTTCAATTCTTCAAGAAGCTCAATAACTGGCTCCATATGCTCGCCTATTTTCATGCTCACTCCCCATTAACCTTGATGCCAGCGGCGTCTTGCGCACTAACTATTTCCGCCGCCTGACCGAAAGCGGATACCCACTTTCTCGATTCTTCCAGCGCCAAATCAGGGCGACCTTGCAACAGGCAGCCAACGATATAGCCGTGCGCACCTATGGCTTCTGTGATGAGCTGAATTCCTGTTGGCGTGGTTTGGCTTTGGTTGGCCTCCAGCGTCGCCAGTCGTTCTTCCACCACATCAACGGCGTCAGCAAAACCAAACATATTGCTCCATTCTGGACGCTCTCCTGTTGCGGCCTGGTACATATCTGCCAGCGCAGATTCAGCAGCATCACGCTCATTGATAAGCTGGGTTTCGCTGTTCTCCAGTTCTGCTATGCGCTTACTTCCATCAGCAATAACGCCCTCGTAATACTCACGCTGTTCGGCGTTCCGCTTTTCTGCGGCCTCCAGTAGCTCCCGCGCCTGTCGCATATCATCACGCAGCGCAAGTGCTACGGCCTCTATTGCGTCTTTTTCCCGCTGGAGTTGAAGATTATCGTCAAGCAGCGCCTCTGCGGCGATATAAATAACCTGGCGTGCACGGTCTGCTGGGTCGCTATAGTGCACCTGCATGTAGCGGAACTCTTCACGCAGCGCCTGTTTGTCGATGTAGCTCATTGGGCTGTCTCCATCTCCATTAGTTGCATTACGTGTCGCTTGTGCTCTTCGCTTTGCGGAACACCTGTAAAGTTCACCGCCATGAAATAAGCCAGGCGATCCTTGTACGTCACCTCATCCAGCACAACTGCTGGGAGTGGACGACGCCCAAATGCCAATTGCTCCGCACGATTCATGTCTCGCCAGTAAAGCGGACCATCAGCTAGGATGATTGGAATCTCATTGGTGATGAATTTTTTCAAAGTGGTGAGACGCTGCTTACCGTCAACAACTTCTATGTAAGGAAGTTCACGCGACCACCAGTCAGGTGCCTTTGCCAGCGCCACTGAGCCGATAGGAAAACCAGAAATAACTGCGTTTAAGAATGCCTGCTGCTCTTCATGCCCCCAGACATACCCGCGCTGATAATTGGCATCAAAATCAAGTTCACCACCAATGATCCAGCGAATGTACATATCAACCGGATACTCCCCGGTGCGGGCGTCGAATACCTGAGCATTGCGAATTCGGTTACTCATAGCGCGGCTCCTTTACGAAGTTGGGCGGCGCGATTGGCAGCCTGCTGGAGAACCATTTTCCAGCCAACAACCTCATGCATATCAGATGAGCACTGCTGATTAGAGAACTTGATCAACATTGTTTCAGCCACGCCAGCCAGGCTATCAAGTTCGCTTGCCCGCACTTCAGCCAGAAAAGCGTCGGTGGCTGGGGTTTTGATTTCGTTAAGTGCATCACTGAATCCACCTCTCTCCATACCTAGCTCTGCTTCGTAATCGGCATCGAATGCAGCGTCTTTGCAGAACTTCTTCAGCTTTGCATTCTCCGCTGCCAGCGCCGCGCACTTGGCCTCCGCTTCAGCAAATTTACGCACCAGATATTCAGCGTTTGTTTCGTTAACCTTTAAATCTCGTGGGATGCATTTACCTTTCAGAAATCCATCCATCTCAATTAGTGTCATTTGTTTCATTTCTTCCCACTCCGCAACATCGCGTTCAGATATTTGTTGTCATTAACAGAACCGAAACTCTTTCTCTTAAGCAATTCCTCTCTCGATGGCATTGGCTTTACGCGTTGGCGAATAATCATTTCTGCCGGAAGAATGCCGGGATTGTATGCAAGTTCTCTCATCGTAAACTCCTCTTAGTTAATTTATTCGTATGCCAACTCTTTCTTCATTGAGTTTGTTTAGCTTGTATCGCATGGCTCTCACTGAATAAATTGATCTGCAGGTTGCTATTGCTATTTCTTCTGCGGAGAATTTGTCGAAGAGAGATACTTCTGCGCGAGTCCAGCGCCTACCACGTAAGCGACTAACCATTTCAGCACCTATTCTTGTAGCCTTAGTCATTACCGCTTTTTCGGTTCGCTCCAGCTTTTCTGCGATAACTTCTACTGGCATAGTTGCCGCTACTTCGCGCAAGAAATCGACTTCCCATTTCTCCCATGGAGTATTTTTCATAGGCGATACCGTTATTTGATAAGAAGTGAAGTTTTTCCAACTTTGAGGTAAACACCGGGGATATTTATTCCAGCTTTTAGTTGGTGTTTAATTGCCAGTTTGTCGGCTTTAATTGTTGTTTCAAACTCAACGTATTCTGGAGGAATGGCGCTGGAATCGATGATTTCTACAGTTTCTGTCGGTTTGCGGATTGTCACCTGGTGAATACCAGCTCTAATCTTTTTCTTGCCAACCATTTCAAGCGATGACGCTATATATGCCATAATGCTGTCAATCTTATTTTGAATTACTGCTGCTCGTTCATTCAGTGACTTTGCCTCTTCCTTGAGGCGCTCAGCATAGCCAGACTCATTTTTAATAATGGCAAGAAGTTGCTCTATTTTATCGGTAAATTCTCCTTCCATGCCTTCTATTGTGTCAGCAATCATCTCTGGTTCTAAATCTGAATCCATCAATTTTGCGTATTCATTAGCTATTTCATACAGTTTTCTCACTGGCAACCTCCAGTTTCGCTTTGCATTCTGCGTAAATTGCTTGTACGTTCTGCTGCAATTTCATTCCAGATGTCAGGCGATACGCTTCTGCAAAATATCGCTTCAAATCATCCATGTTTTCAGCCTGAGCAATTTCATCGCAAAGTAGTTGTGCCTTATCCATTATTTCCTGCTGGCGTTTCCGTTCATCTTCGCGGATATCTTCCTCTGATTTGTGCGGCATAACTGGTTCAGTCCACACACCTTCTTCTTCGTTTAGTACGTGAATAGCACTATCAAGACGTGATGCCTTAGGCCAATACTTGCTTGCACGCTTTACGACCGTCTTTCGCGCCATCTCATTCCAGTGATTTACCCATGGTCCTTTATCGCTGAATGCTGCCTTGCTTGTTTTCCTTACAGCCTCAATTTCAGCCAGACTCATCTCTTCCGTTAGATAATCACCTGCTGGCGTCTTAACTGTGCAGTAAACGCCAACGATATCACCACGATCACCGAAGGCGTTGTATTTATGGGTTGGTGCTTTATCAAGCCCGTTTGACTCATAGGTATCGTTAGCATGAACAAGTTTTGCCTGACCCCATGAGATAACACCAGACTCCATTGCAATATGGAGCAATCCCATATAGCTGATATCAAGGCAAACCATGCCGTCGCGCGGAACTAGATAAGCAAGTTTGCTGGCCGGGTTTAAGGTGATGCCGATCGCCGCAACATTGATGATGGCGTTCTGTGCGCTGGTTGGATTTGCCAGTGCTGTTTTAGCCAGGTAATCATTTTTCTGGAAATACTGAATTGCAAACTGGCTTTCCTTAGCCCATGTCACCGTCTGTTCAGTCAATGCTCCGCAGAATAACTGCTCCTGCTGTTTAACGAATTCAACGATATTGCTCATGCTGCTTCTCCATAAATATGTCTGCGTTTGAATATTGCGAAGGCATATTCAGCCTTAACTCTTTCGGTTATTGCATCCCAGAACCATTCAGCGGCTTTTTCCTGATAGTTACAGTCATCATCTTCCAGCCAGTCTATAGCGTCCTTAGTGTGCTCATCTGGTTTATATGAGCGAAGCATTTCGCTTATTGGGTCGCAACGTTTGCAAAGGCGATCAACTTCACTGTTAATTCGTTCATAATCATCATCTGTAAAACTTGCGATGATTTGCGATATTTCACGCTTATCATTCAGAGTCAGAATCATCATCGTTCTCCTGTTCTTTCTGCTGATTGAGCATGTCCTGCATTAATCGGATAAAAGCATCATCTGTCCATGCGTCAGCGATGCTCATTTCTTGCGGTACCATGGAAAGTTGATTGCTGATTTCATTTCCTCGGTAGCTTGTTTCCACATGTGTCCGTCACCAAGAAAACGAGCGATAACAGCCTTGCTTTGTGCTGCAATTAACTTCTGGTGATTGATTGTTATTTGGCTTTGCATAACGCCTCCAGTTGCTTACGGACAGAGCGAATAAGGCGACGAATACGTTTTGATAATTCGGATTCAGCGGGGTAAAAAGCGGACATGACGCCGCTTCCCGCAAAGCTGAGTTGCATCATGGGAAGTTCCTTATGTTTATTTATTGGCATAGCGAAAACGCCTCGATATGAAGCGCTATTGATATACTGGCAAAAAAAAGCCGCCCTGACTGCGAGCGGCAAATAACATCAAGGGATGATTTTTCGATTAACCAGAACGAGTCGTCGTCCTCGTTTGGTTACGAGCGATATTGCTCGCAATGCGGAATCACAGAATCCGCATTAAGTGCATCACTCACACTTTACAAACTCACCATCTTTATCCAGTTGATACCATGTATTCGGCATAATACCGTTCTCGCCAACCTTGCTTGCTCGGATATGAATTAACTCGCCATCTTCATCTCGATAGCAAAGCACAATAGCTCCGCCTTCAGATGCCCTGGCTTTCCCTTCTATTCCGAGTGATGCCGCTACGGATTGCGATCCAGACACTTCCGCTGCTGACCAGTCGCCAGTGTTGGTTGCTGCTGACCGGTTGCCAGTGTTGGTTGCTGCTGACCGGTAGCCAGTGTTGGTTGCTGCTGACCGGTTGCCAGTGTTGGTTGCTGCTGACCAGTCGCCAGTGTTGGTTGCTGCTGACCGGTTGCCAGTGTTGGTTGCTGCTGACCAGTCGCCAGTGTTGGTTGCTGCTGACCAGTCGCCAGTGTTGGTTGCTGCTGACCATTCGCCAGTGTTGGTTGCTGCTGATCGGTTGCCAGTCATGATCTGCTGTTCCAGCGATTTATCTATCTTGCTCCAAATCCATTCAATACCACGCTGAATGAACTGTGGAAGCGTTAACTCAGACTTAATTGTGATACTGGCACTGGCTATTTTAGTGTCACCTTCTTCTTCACGGTCTATAACACCAAAAGATATTGTTTCCGCATAGCGACTTTCTGCAGGCGGATAATAACTGAAAACATCGAAAGGACATTCACAGGCGTGAAATCCAGAACCGCAAGCCTCTACTTTTCCATCGTGATGGAAGGTTTCACCGATTGCAAACTGAAAGTCACGGCACGTGAGGTCTTTGTTAAATCCCTTGAATGTCACAATTTCTTTGGTCATGTTGTTATTCCTTAAATTTTGGCAATAAAAAAGGCCGCATTGCGACCTGATTAGATATTTGAAGTGAGATAAAAGAAGACCAACTATGTAGCCTTTAGTTTTTCCAGCTCTCTGGCAATCATTGCCGTGGTTCTGATTGCCCATTTATCGACAATCTTTCCATCTTCCCTAACAAGAGCCATTTCCTCAGGCTTCACCATGCATTCAGAATCAAGCTTGCAGCCTTTGCATTTCACAAAGCGGCTACACCATTGGTTGGTATCAATAGTCGTAGCCATATGCATATTCCTGGTATTGGTTCATCACGTCCTGTGGATGCTCATCGAATTCTTCAAATTCTTCTTCCATATCTCACCTCAAATAAGCGGCTTACTGCTCAGCTTCATGCGCTGAACGGCATGGATTTTATTCCCGAGCGGGTTAACGTCCCGGTAGTAAATGCGGTTCTTCTTAACCGCTGTTACTTCAACTTTCTTCTGACGCGTTCCGGCAAGCGAAATGGCTTTGGTAACGCGGTCAATTCTTTTGGCTTTAACTTCCTGAGAAGCATCAGGAGCATCGCAGCCAAAAATTGAATCGATGATATTGCAGATGGTGTCGCGCTCTATGGCTAGCTTTCTGCGCCGCGCATGACGGCGAGCTTTAGCATTGCCAGCGAAGGTTGACTTACCGTAGGTGATAACCGTCATGATTTAATCCTCATGTGAAATGGCTTTGGTGTTGCAGATAGCCAGGCGACTAACCCTGACCGCGTACTCATTGCCGAGCGCCTCCGCCGAAGAGGTTGGCTTCTACCTGCAACCCAAACCCATCTCGTTTGGTATCTGTTCGCGCTTTGTCAGCGCATCATCGAAGTTAAAGAGCGTTGCCTTTCCGTTTGGCTACCAGCGTCCTGCTGATGGCTAAACAATACAAAATGTACTTAATATCGTCAATACAAAATGTACTGAAAATTGATAAATAAATACTATGTGTATGAAAATGAATGAAAAAAATATTTTAGTATTAAAAAACCCGCATAAGCGGGCTAGGGGAGGGAATTGTTAGAGGCCTTGCCATTTTGCTTCAATGACAACACCGATAATGCGGCAATTTCCGTTTATGGGGATCATGTGATAGCTGGGGTTTAACGGTTTAAGATATTTCTGTCCAGCGTCAACAATATATTTCTTGAAGGTTGCCTCGTTTTCAGACTCAAGCTTTGCCACCACGAGTCTTCCATTAGTCGGTTCGATAGCCGGATCAACAAGAATTTGCATTCCTTCCGGTATGCTTAATCCTGTAGGAGATGTCATAGAGTCGCCACGAACGGTTAGCCAGAATGACCTTTCGCTTGCATGTGCAGTTGTCTCAGGCCACACCTCTATTTCTCGGAGTTGGTAAGGTTCAACAGCCTCACACCAGTTACCTGCGCTCACCCAGCTAATCAGGGGAAATCTCCTTATTTCTGTGTGTGGACGAGGACTTGAAACATTGTTCAGGTTGGAGTCTGGATAATCAACCATCCCATCAGAACTTAATACAAGCTCCTTCAATCCTAGCTGCTTCATGATCGCTGCAATATCTTCAATACTTGGTTCGCGGCGGCCATTAAGCCAATGACCTATCGCCCCCTGAGTCTTACCGAGAGCTTCAGCAAGTTTATCCTGGGTTAGGCCTATTTGTTTCATTCTGGCTTTCGCCAGCTCATTCCACGGTGTTTTCATGCGCCGATTATTACGAGATGTATTGACTGTGACAACACACATATTGTATTAATTACCTTGCTTTTATTTAGTACGAAATGTATTATTAAGTTACGTACCATCCTGAGGAGATATACCGATGAGCAATCTTCGGAAAATCCGGGAAACCATGAAGGTATCCCAGGCCGTTCTGGCCGAAAAGGTTGGGTGTACTCAGGGAGCAATTGGTCATTACGAATCAGGGCGACGCCATCCGGATTTGAGAATGTGCCGCCAGCTCGTAGAGGCGCTCAACAGTTTTGGCGCGAATGTTCAGCTAGACGATGTGTTCCCACCTGAACTTAATGCTGCCTAAGTAGTACCGCTCTTTACCAATCTGAACCGCCGACAAAGCGGTAAATCTATTTCAAGGCGCATCAACGAATGCGCACAACTAACTATTAACTACAGGAATGTTCACATATGGAACTCACAAGCACTCGCAAGAAAGCCAATGCAATTACCAGCAGCATCCTTAACCGGATAGCTATTCGTGGTCAGCGTAAAGTCGCTGATGCTTTAGGCATTAACGAATCTCAAATTTCACGATGGAAAGGCGATTTCATTCCGAAGATGGGGATGTTATTGGCGGTTCTGGAGTGGGGTGTCGAGGATGAGGAGTTGGCAGAACTGGCAAAGAAAGTTGCGCATCTGCTGACAAAAGAAAAAGCCCCGAAGAACGGCGAATTCTTCGAGGCCTGATGTAGAAAGACTGGATCAATCCACAGGAGTAATTATGCCAAAACAACTCAGTCCTGACCAGGACAAATTACACAAAAACATACTACGTGATCGGTTCTTATCCAGCTTCAAACAGCCTGGTCGATTTCGGGCTGAGTTGGAGAAAGTGAAGCTAATACTGAAGAGGAAAGGTCATGAGTAACATATCCAATCTAGCCGAAGCCAGAGAGGCCAGAAGGCTCCAGAAGCCGCGTACAAATGGCGGTAAGGGGTTTGCCTTGATTCACCGCCAATTCATGGATAGCAAGCTATACAAGGATTCTCAGGCTGTGCATCTTTTCCTGCATCTGATACTGAAAGCCAATCACTCTCCGGCAGTCGTAAATACCGACATTGGTGAGATGTTGGTTGAGCGAGGACAGCTAATTACCGGACGGCCAAAACTGGTAAGTGAAACATTCATCCCGGATAACAAAGTAAAAAGTTTGCTTCGTTCTTTTGAAGGGAATGGAATGATTCGTATCGAGTCGAAAGGGAGAAAATTCAGCCTGATAACAGTGTTGAAATATGATGATTTTCAGGCTCCAAATTGTCCAACGGATGTCCAACGGATGTCCAACGCAAACACCAGTAATGACGCGGCTCACAGCAAATGTTGTCCAACGGATGTCCAACGATTGTCCATAAACAATAATATAAATAATATCTCTAATACTAACGTATTAGAGAGTACCGCAGCAGACGAAAATCCTGACAAGAAAAAATCGGCTCTCAGTTGTCAGGATGTTGTCGATGCTTACCACGAATTACTTCCTGAAGCTTCCAGGGTTCGCGCACTGAATGACAAACGTAAAAACCAGATCCGAACTTTCTGGCGAAAAGCCGGAGTGATAACACGCCAACTTGACGGGCATAGGTTCACGATGCAGGACTGGAGAAATTATCTGAGCTACGTAGGCGAAAATTGCCGATGGATGTTCGAAGAGCGCCAAAACCATCAACGCGGAACCGTCTGGCACAAAAAGGGATTTGATTTCCTGCTTAACGATAATACCTACCTGAAAGTTCGTGAGGGTGAACACGATGACCGATAATTTTTACGCTCCGCCACATAGCATTGAGGCGGAGCAGGCGGTGATTGGTGGATTGCTTCTGGATGATGACAGCAGTGAGCGCGTCCAGAAAGTTCTGGCGATGCTGAAGCCTGATTCATTTTACAGCCGACCACACAAAATCCTTTTCGAAGAAATAACCAGAATGCACCGGGAGCAAAAGCCAGTAGATGGCCTGACGCTTTTCGATGAACTGGAGCGTAAATCGTTAACGGTGTCAGTTGGCGGTTTTGCTTATATCGCTGATATCGCAAAGAACACGCCAAGCGCAGCAAACATCGTTGCCTATGCAATGCAGGTTCGCGAAACCGCAATGGAACGCTACGCCATCAACCGCATGACTGAAGCGACGGAATTGCTCTATTCCCGCAACGGAATGACTGCAACGCAGAAGTACGAAGCTATTCAGGCGATTTTCACGCAACTGACAGACCATGCAAAAACCGGATCACGTCGCGGCCTTCGCTCATTTGGTGAGGTCATGGAGGACTGGGTTGGTGACCTTGAGAAGCGATTTGACCCGTCAGGCGAACAACGAGGAATGAGCACAGGGATCCCATCGCTGGACAGGATGCTGTCACCGAAAGGTCTGGTGAAAGGCTCTCTGTTCGTCATTGGCGCTCGCCCTAAGATGGGGAAAACGACGCTATACAGCCAGATGGCAATCAACTGCGCAGTGCATGAGAAAAAGGCTGCCCTGATGTTCAGCCTTGAAATGCCAGGTGACCAGATACTGGAAAAACTGGTAGGGCAGAAGTCAGGTGTTAACCCGAATATTTTTTACCTTCCGGCGACAAATGACGCTGATGACGGCTATCAGGGTGATTACGATGGTGACTTCAACAGGGCGATCGAAACAGCCAATCGCTTGAGTGAAATCGACCTGCTTTACATCGACGACACGCCGGGATTATCTCTGGCTCAAATCGTCAGCGAAAGCCGTCGAATCAAGCGAGAAAAGGGGGGTGTTGGCATGATTCTGGTCGATTACCTGACACTAATGACCGCTGAAAAGGCCGATCGTAACGACCTTGCTTACGGCATGATTACTAAGGGGCTGAAGAACCTTGCCAAAGAGCTTGATTGCGTTGTTGTGCTTCTGACGCAGCTTAACCGCGCACTGGAAAGCCGAACTAATAAACGCCCTTTACCAAGCGACTCCCGAGATACAGGGCAGATTGAACAGGATTGCGATTATTGGGTTGGTATCCATCGTGAAGGTGCTTTTGATGACAGCGTTCCGCCTGGTGAAACCGAACTAATCCTTCGTCTAAATCGCCATGGAAATACCGGCACGGTGTATTGCATTCAGGCAAATGGCGCTATTTATGACACAGACCAACAGTCTGCTGAAATGCGCCGCCGTGAACGCGAGGAACCGCAGTCCAAGAAGAAAGGAGGATTCTGATGACCATCTACATCACTGAGCTTGTAACAGGCCTGCTGGTAATCGCAGGCCTTTTTATTTGGGGGAGGGGGTAAATGAAGGATTTATTAGTAACGCTAAATGTCGGTTTAAGCCTTCTTGGTTACGCCTACATTATGTTCAAAACAGGCCAGTGGATTATTACAAATACACTTAAGCAGTGGGATAAGCGTAGAAAAGTGTCAGCAAAGCAGAAGGCGGTTGATGCGCTATATGAAGCATACGAACTGGATAAGGTAAGCGAAGGAGATACTGTAAAAGTGGCGACAAAAGAAGGTCTGGTAATCATGATTTGCAGACATGAAAAGACTAACACCCCAGCACGCTGATGGAGATGAATGATGAGTACGTTGTCTCAATTGATTAATGCCGATCTGGAAGAATCAGGTGCACGGCATTATCGCTACTGGAAAGCTTCAAGACTTCCGATTAGAGAGCGATACAAGCGCAGGCCTAAACCAAAGAGCAGGCCGCGAGACAGGGTGCTTAAGCGCCTCATGCAGATAAACATGTCGCAGTTTACTAATTTCACCTGGTTCAAGCGGTGATGGAGAGGAATATGGGCGAATCAAGAAAGCAGTTTTTGGAATGGTGGAGACACCCTGAGCAAGAAGAGCTTCGGAAAAGTTGCGCTGAGGGATGGGGAGAGAAAATATGGTCTGCTTCACGTTCTGCTATTTCGATTGAGTTGCCAGCAAAAAATGATATTTCCAGCGATGACTACTCCATTCCTGACCTGGTTGATTGGGATGATGGAAGAAACGCTGGTATTCAGGAATGCGCAGAAGCCATCCGCGCCGCTGGAATCAAAGTGAAGGAGTGATTTATGTGTGTATATCACCTGAAACAATGCTACGGATGCGGAATGCCTCTTCGGTTTAATGGATTCCAGGGTATTCCTGATGTGCCTATGTGTAGTTCTTGTCGGGATAAAGGAATTAAGCCGAGATACGTTTATGTTTATTCCGCCAACAAGATATTGCCGAAGTATGAATACAGCACGGAAATAATGAGGTCAAAAACAAATATCTAACGTGGTATAGCGATATGAAAAAACTAACCTTTGAAATTCGATCTCCAGCGCATCAGCAAAACGCCATTCACGCAGTACAGCAAATCCTTCCAGACCCAACCAAACCAATCGTAGTAACCATTCAGGAGCGCAACCGCAGCTTAGACCAAAATAGGAAGCTTTGGGCCTGCTTAGGTGACGTCTCGCGTCAGGTTGAATGGCATGGTCGCTGGCTGGATGCAGAAAGCTGGAAGTGCGTGTTTACCGCAGCATTAAAGCAGCAGGATGTTGTTCCTAACCTTGCCGGTAATGGCTTTGTGGTAATAGGCCAGTCAACCAGCAGGATGCGTGTAAGCGAATTTGCGGAACTATTAGAGCTTATACAGGCATTCGGTACAGAACGTGGAGTTAAATGGTCAGACGAAGCCCTGTTAGCGCTGGAATGGAAAGCGAGATGGGGAGATAAGGCAGCATGAGACGACAGCGACGAAGTATCACCGACATCATCTGCGAAAACTGCAAATACCTTCCAACGAAACGCTCCAGAAATAAACGCAAGCCAATCCCAAAAGAATCTGACGTAAAAACCTTCAACTACACGGCTCACCTGTGGGATATCCGGTGGCTAAGACATCGTGCGAGGAAATGACAATGGATTATTCACAGTTAAGTGATTTTGAAATTAACAAGCGAGTATGTGAGGCTTTAGATATGGAGGAGCATTTCTTCATACCTGATGACGAAGCAGATTTCGATTCTGAGATCCCCACTGACGAAAGAGGTCCTATTTGGCAGACGCAAAAAAGGGATATTAATGGCTTCCGTGCTTCAAACGGAAATTGCTTCAATCCTTGCAATAATCCTGAATACGCATGGCCGATTATCACTGAAAACAACATCAGCATAATTTTAGACAATCCCTCAATGCCGTGCGCCACAGACAACGCAAGGGACTTGTTTGATGATGCCGGACCGAATGTTGGTGTCGCATATGACAATCCACTCCGTGCCGCCATGATTGTCTTTCTCATGATGCAGGACGCCAATAATGCTTAGTCCATCCCAATCTCTTCAATACCAGAAAGAAAGCGTCGAGCTGGCTTTAACGTGCGCTAACTGCGGTCAGAAGCTGCATGTGCTGGAAGTTCACGTGTGTGAGCACTGCTGTGCAGAACTGATGAGCGATCCGAATAGCTCAATGTACGAGGAAGAAGACGATGGCTAAACCAGCGCGAAGACGATGTAAAAACGAAGAATGTCGGGAATGGTTTCACCCTGCATTCGCTAATCAGTGGTGGTGCTCTCCAGAGTGTGGAACAAAGATAGCACTCGAACGACGAAGCAAAGAACGCGAAAAAGCGGAAAAAGCAGCAGAGAAGAAACGACGACGAGAGGAGCAGAGACAGAAAGATAAACTGAAGATTCGAAAGCTCGCCTTAAAACCCCGCAGTTACTGGATTAAACAAGCCCAACAAGCCGTAAACGCCTTCATCAGAGAAAGAGACCGCGACTTACCATGTATCTCATGCGGAACGCTCACGTCTGCTCAGTGGGATGCCGGACATTACCGGACAACTGCTACGGCACCTCAACTCCGATTTGATGAACGCAATATTCACAAGCAATGCGTGGTGTGCAACCAGCATAAAAGCGGAAATCTCGTTCCGTATCGCGTCGAACTGATTAATCGTATCGGGCAAGAAGCAGTAGACGAAATCGAATCAAACCATAACCGCCATCGCTGGACTGTCGAGGAGTGCAAGGCGATCAAGGCAGAGTACCAACAGAAACTCAAAGACCTGCGAAATAGCAGAAGTGAGGCCGCATGACGTTCTCAGTAAAAACCATTCCAGACATGCTCGTTGAAGCATACGGAAACCAGACAGAAGTAGCACGGCGCTTATCGTGCCACCGCAACACAGTCAGGCGTTATCTGTACGACAAAGAAGCCAGGTATCACGCCATCGTTAACGGCGTTTTAATGATTCATCAGGGCGGGAGAGGTATCTATGACCGTAACCAGCATTAACCAGGCGAAACAGCAGAGTGAACGTGACGAAGCTGAATTGCGCAGCGTCAGAGAGATGACGGAGCAACACCAGAAGGCGATGGATTATCTGCATGAGCGAGAGCGCGAACTGGTGAACCGGCTTGGATTGAACAAGCCAGCGGGAGGCGATGCTGCATGAATCTGGAAAATGTAGTGAAGTTTCACTTCGCAAAATCTACACAGATAAACGATATCCCTCGTGCAACAGCTTCAGAAACGTTAACTGGTACTGATGTGATGGCCGCTATGGGTATGACTCAAAGTCGCGCCTCGTTGGGTTACAGCGCGTTTCTTGGGAAGATGGAAATCAGCAGCAATGACCGTGAGAAAGCTATTGAACTGCTGACTGCCTATGCTCTTAAGCACTGCGATAAGGTTACTGCCTTACGTAAGCTCGAAAATGATATTAAGCCAAAGGTAATGCAAGTTCTCGCAACATTCGCATTTGCTGACTATTCACGAAGCGCTGCCAGTACCAGAGCCTGTGATTGCTGCGGCGGGAAGAAGTTTATCGATGCCGAGGTAATGACGATGAAAAGCATTGGGCAGCCGTACCTCTCAGAGCGCAAGGAGACGGTGAAAGTTTTGTGCAATAAGTGCAAAGGGAAGGGGGTTCTGACCAACGCATGCCAGTGCAATGGCAAAGGTGTTGTTATCGATAAAGAGAAAACTATTCTACAAGGAGGCGTCCCTGCATACAAAACATGCAGACGTTGTAATGGGCGAGGATATGCTCGGTTACTCCCTGATAGCGTTCGAAAGTACATCTGCGCAACATTGATTGATATTCCTGAAACCACATGGCGCAGGTCATATAAGGATTTCTTCGAAAGTCTGGTAGGTGAGTGTATTAAGCAGGAGGAATATGCAAATCAGATGTTGAGCAAAGTCACGCAGTGATAAATATTTTCTACTGAAAAGGAGTTCTGTAGAAAATGCTCTTTACAAAGTGGCGATTTTTGTTTAATATCGATTCTAACAGTAGAAATCCGTCCTTTGTTAAGGTGGATTTGAAAGAAGGCCCTGCAGCGATGCGGGGCTTTTTGCGTTTTAAGCACGACCTTTCTGAAAGCGCATCCCACCAAATACCAGACAGACAATACTCTCACCTTATCCGCTGTGGCTACGGTGGCGTATGCGCTTCCATCCCTTCTGCGCATCTCACGCGCATATCAACGAGAGCCTTTCAGTAAGCGATCCTGAGAAAAGCCGTTATAGGTGGCGACCTCTCTCGGGCGGCTTTTCTGTGAGACAGGCTCGCTTTCTAAAAGGTAATCGCTGTGAAGTTCGAAGATATATTTGAATACAACCCTGATACCGGTGAATTGAAGTGGAAGGTAAGTTTTTCAAACCGCATCAAGGCTGGAGATAAAGCAGGGTCAGAAAAAAAAGACAGTGGCTACATTCGATTAAAACTTAACGGAAGGTCTTACCAGGCTCATAGAATAGCTTGGCAAATATGCCATGGAGAAATTCCGTCAGGAATGGAAATAGACCATATCAATAGCGTTAGAAATGATAATCGAATATCTAATCTCCGCCTTGTTACGCATCTTGAGAATGTTAAAAATCAAAAGAAACACTGCACTAACGTATCTGGCGTGATGGGTGTTAGTTGGAACAAGAAGCGACAGAAATGGTACGCGTATATCCATGCAGATGGAAAGAGAAAGTATCTTGGGTATTACGACTGCATGGAAAGCGCTGTAGCTAAGAGAAGGCAAGCTGAAAGGCACCTCGGGTATCACGAGTTGCATGGAAACAAATGAAAAGCCTAGCACATGGCTGGGCTTCGTGGAGATGGGTGGCAAGAGTTGTTGTCGATTAAAAATAAATATTAAGGAGTAGCTTATGCTAAGCGAAACAGCGAAAGATATCGCAGGATATGAAGGTAAATATTCCGTAACTACTGATGGCCGTGTTTATTCTCATTCGAGAGTTGATGCGTGTGGAAGGTTACAGAAGGGCAGATGGCTTAAGCCTGTTAATCATAGTGATGGTTACTTGTATGTAAATCTCCGCGACAAAGGAACACTTAAAAAACATTACATTCACAGGGTAGTGGCGGATGCATTCATTGATAATCCAAACTCGCTTCCACAGGTAAACCACATAAATGGAATCAAGTCTGACAACAGAGTAGATAATCTTGAGTGGGTTACTGGCTGCCAGAATATGGTCCATGCAAGCAAGTCAGGATTGCTAAACCCAATCAGTGGTGAGCGTCACTATTGTGCAAAACTCACTACTGAGCAAGTGAAAGAAATACGTGCGTGCAAATCAATGTCACAGCGTGAAATGGCGAGAATGTACGGCGTATCAAAAGCAACAATTGCAGGAATTCTTAACAATAAGACATGGATTATTTATTAACCAATTAATTAAGAACTCCCATTACAGGATGCATTTATGAGTGCATCCATTAATGGTCGTTAAATGCGATGGATAGGGATACTGCGCAAACAGTATCCCTAATGGTCTCCTCGCGACAACTGTGACGAGCAAACCACGTTACTAATCACTGTATCCTGGATTTGTTCTTTCCAATATCAACCAATTCATAACATTGAACAAATCCTCACGGTCGTGAGGTAAGACATGAAAAAGATGCCAGAAAAACATGATCTGTTAACCGCCATGATGGCGGCAAAGGAACAGGGCATCGGGGCAATCCTTGCGTTTGCAATGGCGTACCTTCGCGGTCGGTATAATGGCGGTGCGTTTAAGAAAACACTAATAGACGCAACGATGTGCGCCATTATCGCCTGGTTCATTCGTGACCTTTTAGTCTTCGCCGGACTGAGTAGCAATCTTGCTTACATAGCGAGTGTGTTTATCGGCTACATCGGCACAGACTCGATTGGTTCGCTAATCAAACGCTTCGCTGCTAAAAAAGCCGGAGTCGATGATGCAAATCAGCAGTAACGGAATCACCAGATTAAAACGTGAAGAAGGCGAGAGACTAAAAGCCTATCCAGATAGCAGGGGGATACCAACCATTGGGGTTGGTCATACAGGTAAAGTGGATGGTAATCCTGTCGTATCAGGGATGATAATCACAGCCGAAAAATCGTCTGAACTGCTTAAAGAGGATTTGCTGTGGGTTGAAGATGCGATAAGTAGTCTTGTTCGCGTCCCGCTGAATCAGAACCAGTATGATGCACTATGTAGCCTGATATTCAATATAGGTAAATCAGCATTTGCTGGCTCTACCGTTCTGCGCCAGTTGAATTTAAAGAATTACCAGGCAGCAGCAGATGCTTTCCTGTTATGGAAAAAAGCTGGTAAAGACCCTGATATTCTCCTTCCTCGGAGGCGGCGAGAAAGAGCGCTGTTCTTATCGTGAGTCGTATTAAGGCAATTATTGCGTCTGTCATTATCTGCATCATCGTCTGCCTGTCATGGGCTGTTAATCATTACCGTGATAACGCCATCGCCTATAAAGAACAGCGTGATAAAAAAGTCAGTGAGCTGAAGCAGGCGACCGCCACCATTACTGACATGCAGCAGCGCCAGCGTGCTGCTGATGCACTCGATGCTAAATACACGAAGGAGTTAGCTGATGCGAAAGCTGAAAATGATGCTCTTCGGCGCAAGCTTGATAATGGTGGCAGGGTGCTCGTCAAAGGAAAATGCCCTGTGCCATCCTCAGCCGAAACCTCCAGCGCCTCCGGCATGGGCAATGATGCCACCGTCGAACTCTCTCCAGTTGCTGGACGAAACGTTCTCGGTATCCGGGACGGAATTATCCGCGACCAAACAGCACTGAGAACGCTTCAGGAATACATCAGGACGCAATGCCTTCGATGATAGCGATAATTTTACTCATCATCCTTCACATCTGGCTCTGTAGACAGGGTGGTGATCAATTCTGGAGTGAATCCAGATTAAACATCTCATTGCTGATGCTTGATATTGAGCATCTGGCGCGCGGTAAGGGGCTGCGTTGAGATAAGGGCCAGTCATTACAAACACCAGGATTTAGCCTCGCATTCGCGGGGCTTTTTTACATCTGCAGTAAATCGCGCATCGCAGCGCGTAACAATCCCGAGTCTTTCAGAAAGCTGAGCCTGAGAACTGCCGTATATGGTGGCGACCATCTCGGGGCGGCTTTTCTGTGCGAACAGGCTCATCTTTCTAAAAGGTAAGACGCTATGAATATCGTTCCACTAAATTACAAAGGCGAACCTATCCGCTTCAATACTGATGGCTGGATTAATGCCACTGATATTGCAAAACGTTTCGGGAAGCGCCTGGATCACTGGTTGTCCAACGCTGAAACTCTCGAATACGTTAGAGCTCTGGATGAGGTTTATTCAGGTGAACCATCGAAAATTCTACATACCCGTGATTCCGGGTATGTAAAAACAAGCAAGGCACGAAAGGACAGGGGCGGCGGAACATGGCTGCATCCAAAGTTATCAGTTGCCTTTGCAAGATGGTGCGATCCGAAATTCTCCGTATGGTGCGACCTGCACATTGATAGTCTGCTTCTCGGTGAACTGACTGAGCAGCAGAAATATGAGCAAGCATGTCGCATTCGCGATGACCGGAAATCAAAAGCCAGCAATGGGGCAAGAGAGATGGCTCGCTGGCGATGGGATAAGCCGGCTATTGAAGCAAATGTTGAGTACTGGCGCGAGCAACTGCAGTTGACTCTCGATATCGCGTGCTGATGGCAAACGCAAAACTGCGTTATCGGAAAAATCAAAGCATTACGAGAACTGAGCAACAGCTATCCATTACAAAGCCCATCTACGGGTGGGCTTGATAATGAAACCGGAATTTATTCTGGGTAACCAGTTACGGCAGTACCGCGAAACAACCCAAGCCAGTAAGTGGGGAAAATAACACTGGCAGCCACTGAAAGATGAACCTCCAGCCTTATGGCAAAAAAGATTCTTTGTGGTGGCGGACTGATGGAAAGACATCCTAATCAAGCAACCACTCCACAGGGTCATAATTATGAACGACCAGCAAATCGAAAAAGAAATCGTTGAGAAAGGCAAAACGGCACCGCGAATCACCCCGCAGCACATCGAAGACGTGATTAAAAGCGAGCATTACTTTACTGCTTATGATGGACGTAATGGTGCCATTTCCAGCAACGAATATTGTGGCAGAGAAAAACCAGAAGAAGACGATCGTGATTTATCACCATTGAAGTTGCTCACTTTCTGCGTACTGGTGCTGAAGAATGGCTTCACCGTCACCGGAGAGAGTGCCTGTGCAAGTCCGGAAAATTTTGATGCAGAAATTGGTCGGAAGATTGCCCGGCAGAATGCTGTAAACAAAATCTGGATGCTCGAAGGTTACTTGCTGAAGCAGAAGTTAAGCGAACAGTAGTTATTACAAAAGCCATTTCCTACAGAGTGGCTTTGATAATGGCTTATACCCTGCACGGGATAACTTAACTGATATCCCTTTTAACGGATAAACGGAGCCAACAATGGCAGAGATTATTCCCATGACTGAAGAACAGAAATTCCAGTTAGAGATTTATAAACTGGTCATGAACCAGAACGCAGCAGCAGAAGAAGCATTTCAATTCATTGGCACTGACGAGCTGAAGCTTGAGCTATTCAAAATTCACTTCCAGTCAGGCGGCGCTAATTCAGATATCACGATCCGCACATTTGAAGCGGTGCGTAAATCGAAGGAAGCGTTAGACCTGTTCACTACCGGAGCATAAACATGGCGCGCCCAACAAAGTATCAAGAGGCGTACGCCGAACAGGCACGCAAACTGTGCTTGCTGGGCTACACCGATGCAGAGCTTGCTGATTTCTTCGAAGTCAGTGAGTCAACTATTAACAAGTGGAAGCTTGATTATCCTAAGTTTTCGGAGTCCATAAAAAAGGGTAAGGCCGTCGCTGATGCAGAAGTTAGTGATCGTCTTTATCAACGCGCTATGGGCTTCGTGGCTCCAGACATCGATATTCGTGTTATTAAAAACAGAATTGTCGAAACTCCGCTTGAGAAGTATTACCCGCCTGATACAACAGCTGCCATCTTCTGGCTTAAGAACCGACAGAAGGATAAATGGCGCGACAAGGTTGATCACGAGCTAACAGGCAAAGACGGCGGCGCAATCCAGATTGAAACATCACCGATGAGCACTCTATTCGGAAAATGACCTCGATTAATCCTATCTTTGAACCGTTCATTGAGGCGCATCGCTACAAAGTCGCCAAAGGCGGTCGAGGTAGCGGTAAGTCATGGGCAATCGCGAGACTGCTTGTTGAAGCGGCGCGTCGGCAGCCTGTGCGTATTCTCTGCGCTCGTGAACTGCAAAACAGTATCAGTGATTCGGTAATCCGGTTGCTTGAAGATACTATCGAGCGGGAAGGGTATTCGGCTGAGTTTGAAATTCAGCGTTCCATGATTCGTCATCTCGGAACGAATGCTGAATTCATGTTCTACGGCATCAAAAACAACCCGACGAAGATTAAATCGCTCGAAGGCATTGATATCTGCTGGGTGGAAGAAGCGGAAGCGGTAACGAAGGAATCATGGGATATCCTGATACCGACCATCCGTAAGCCGTTCTCTGAAATATGGGTGAGCTTTAACCCGAAGAACATACTCGACGATACCTATCAGCGATTCGTTGTAAATCCTCCCGATGATATTTGCCTGCTGACGGTGAACTACACCGACAACCCGCATTTTCCTGAAGTTCTCCGTCTGGAGATGGAAGAGTGCAAACGCAGAAATCCGACACTGTATCGTCACATCTGGCTTGGTGAGCCAGTAAGCGCAAGTGATATGGCAATCATCAAACGTGAATGGCTTGAAGCCGCAACCGATGCGCACAAGAAACTCGGATGGAAAGCGAAAGGCGCTGTTGTCTCTGCGCATGACCCGTCAGATACAGGACCGGATGCTAAAGGTTATGCATCGCGCCACGGTTCGGTAGTTAAGCGCATTGCCGAAGGCCTGCTGATGGACATCAATGAAGGTGCTGACTGGGCTACTTCGCTGGCAATTGAAGACGGCGCTGACCATTACCTGTGGGATGGTGATGGTGTTGGTGCCGGGCTACGCAGACAGACAACGGAAGCGTTCTCCGGCAAGAAAATCGCCGCCACGATGTTCAAGGGTAGCGAATCGCCATTCGATGAAGATGCGCCTTACCAGGCCGGAGCATGGGCTGATGAAGTCGTACAGGGTGACAACGTTCGCACTATTGGCGATGTGTTCCGCAATAAGAGAGCGCAATTCTATTACGCGCTGGCTGACAGGCTGTATCTGACATATCGGGCGGTTGTCCACGGTGAGTATGCAGACCCCGACGACATGCTGAGTTTCGACAAAGAAGCGATAGGCGAGAAGATGCTGGAGAAGCTGTTTGCAGAACTGACGCAGATTCAGCGCAAATTCAATAACAACGGGAAGCTGGAGCTTATGACTAAGGTCGAAATGAAGCAGAAGCTCGGTATTCCATCTCCTAACCTGGCTGATGCGTTGATGATGTGTATGCATTGTCCGGAGTCGGCTGCGCAACCCGACTATTCCAGTTACTCAATTCCTTGTGGTGTAGGTTGATATGGCAGAAAAAAAGATGACTGACTGGCATCGCAAGGTGCTGTGCAACTTTGATAATGCCTGGTCAGCAACGCAGGATATGCGTGAGCAGATTATTGAGGCTCAACGTTTCGTACGGGTGTCCGGCGCACAGTGGGAAGGCAGCACAAACGCTGGTTACTCATTTGATGAGGGCAGGTTTGAGCATTACCCGCGCTTTGAACTGAATAAGATTGCCCGTGAATGTGATCGCATCATTGGCGAGTATCGACAGAATCGCATCAGCGTTAAATTCAGGCCGAAGGACGATAAGGCATCGGAAGCGTTAGCCGAAAAGATGAACGGCAAATTCCGCGCTGACTATCAGGAAACATCCGGTGGTGAAGCGTGTGATAACGCATTTGATGATGCTGTAACGGGCGGGTTCGGTTGTTTCCGCATGTGTGCCGATTACGAAGATGAAATGGATCCGAGTAACGAGCAGCGACGCATCAGCCTTCTTCCTGTTTACGACCCAGCGACATGCGTCTTCTTCGATCAGGACAGCAAGCAATATGACCGATCTGATGCTATGTGGGCTATGGAAATGTTCTCCATGACGCCTAAAGCGTTCGAAGCTGAATACCCTGATTCCATCGCTGCAAGTCTTTCTCGTGATGACACTGGCACTCAATATGACTGGTCAACTCCTGATGCTATCTATGTTGGTCGCTACTATGAAGTCCGCATAGAGAAGGTGAAGCTCACGGCGTGGCGCAACCCTGTCAGCGGAGAAACGGCAATCTATGATGAAGAGCAAATCAAAGATATTATCGACGAACTGACCGATGGTGCATTCGAACTGATTGGCGAGCGAACGGTGAAGAAGCGCCGCGTTTATTGCGGTCTTCTGTCTGGCGCTGAATGGCTGGAAGAACCGAAGCGTATTCCGGGCGAATATATTCCTCTCATCCCGGTATATGGGCGTCGCTCATTTGTTGAT